TACTACAGGAGACTATCCCGATGCTAACGATATTATAGCTTCTATGATCAAAGCTTTAGGAGGGCTTACGGGCTTTACAATAAAATACGACGGTTCAAGTACTAATAGTAATTATGTCTATATACGAAAGACTGATGGTTCTGATTTCACCATAGAAGTTACTGATGGTAGTACACGTTCTTTCAAACTTCTCAAAAGAGAAGTGCAGGATTTTAATGATTTACCTCCTGTTTGTATGGATGGTTACGTAGTCCATGTCGTCCCTTCTCCAGATAACGCTGATGAAACTGCTGGTTACTGGATGAAGTTTGTGTGCGAAAGCGGTGCTGGTAAGATGGGTAAAGGCTATTGGGTAGAAACAGTAGCTCCTAACACAGCTTATCAATTCTACACCTCAACCATGCCTCACGGTCTTGTTCGTGAAGCTGACGGCACTTTTACCTTTAAGCAATTAGAGTGGGGCGGAAGAAAGGTAGGGGATCAAGACACAGCACCAGATCCTAGTTTTGTAGGTAAAACAATAGAAGCTATAAGCTTTGCCTTTAATAGGTTGGTTTTCCTCTCAGATGATAATGTCATAATGAGTAGAGCTCATGAGTATTTTGAGTTTTTCCCTTCCACAGTAATGACTCTTCTGGACTCTGATCCTATAGATTTAAACGCTAACAATGAACAAGTGTGTAAAATGCTTCATGTAGAAGTATTAAATGAAAATCTTATTTTATTCTCCCCTATAGCACAGTTTGTGTTCACTACAGATAACTATGCCTCCCCTTCCTCTTCTGATATAAAACGCATATCTAAATATCCTGTCGATACTTCAGTCCCTTTAACTTCAAACGGTAAAAATATTTATTTCTCTTATAGCGATGGTAACACCACTTCTATTTATGAATATTATGTAGATGTTGAAACAGGAATAAAAGATGCTGTAAATGTAACAGCTCATATCCCTACTTATTTAGGTTTGAAACCTAAACAAATAAGTGTTTCAACAACTTCTGACATATTAACCGTTCTTTGTGAAGATACTCCAAACACTTTGTATGTATACAAATTTTTCTGGAATGGAAAAGAGAAAGTACAATCCGCTTGGAGTAAATGGGAATTTAATAATGTTGAAATTTTATCAGCAGAGTTTCTAGAAGATTATTTATTCTTGATCTTACAATATCCTGATGGTGTGTATCTGGGGAAGATGATTGTAAAAGAAGATTATAGAGACACAGGTTTCCCTATAGATTTCGCACTTGATAGGAAGATCTCAGAAAAAGAATGTACTGTCTTCTACGATCCCTCATTTGATAAAACCATAATACAGCTTCCATACACACTCCCTGAAGGCGTATCTCCTGTATTGATAACAAGAGATGGTGAAACAGATGTAGCTGAAGAGTTTATACCTACAATAGAAAGTTCTAACACTCTTTCTTTACTAGGAGATTGGTCAGGGGCTTCTTTTTATATCGGAGAGTACTTCAATTCTTATTTCAAACTCAGTCCTATTTATTTCAGAGAAACTAGCACAGGAGAACCAATTCTTACTGGGAGACTACAACTTCAAAAGATAAAACTCTCAGTCCAAGATACTGGAGGTTTTGAAATAACGATCGCTCCTAAATATCGAAACACTTCAATAAAAAGTTTCAATTTCACCAACAACAATTATAGGCTTGGAGATGAAACAGCAGTAATAGGGTGTGTAGCTCTTTATACTAAGGAGCTTTCCTTCCCTGTTTATACTGAAAGTACAAAGGTAGACATAACAATTTCTAGTTTAAAGTTTTTACCATTCAGTATCATAAAAGCTGAATGGGCAGGCTTATACACAACTAAACATAGGAGGTATTAATTTGAGGTTAATTAGGAAAGCCTTGATTGAAGATGCAATAGAGCTTTCCAAACACCTCCGCAAAGAAGATCTAGAAGAGATAAAGGCAGGGACAGACGAGGATCCTATGAAGGTTTTAATTGAGGGTATCCTTATTAGTAACCCTGCCTTTTCTTTCTTCTCTCCAAAAGGAAAATTAGGGGGTATCTTTGGGGTTGTCCCTAGTGAAAACCCTCGATGCGGAAGGGTTTGGTTGCTCGGGACAAAAGAGATCGAAAGATATCCATTACTTTTTATAAAACACAGTAAAAAGATTTTAAAAGAGCTATATAAAACATACGACATTCTCGAAAATTTTGTACACGAGAATAACGCTCTTCATATAAAATGGCTTCGCTATATGGGCTTTCAATTCACATCTAAAGTCCAGATAAATAATAGTTTCTTTTGGCATTTCTATAGGAGGGATGGCTAATGTGTTTACCAGCAGTAGGAGGAATAGCGTCTTCATCGATAGCTTCTTCATCTGCTATAGCTGGTATTTCTGCGGGGATATCTGCCCTTTCTACAGTTATGGGCATTATGAGCCAGATACAAACAGCTAAAGCTACTGCACAAATGGCCCAAGCTTCTGCAAAGTCAGCTGTGGCAAGTTATCAAAATCAAAAAGCTCTTGAAGAATTACGTATCAGACAAGAAGCAGAAAAAGTTAACGACCAAAAGTTCGAATTGATGCTAGATAGAAAACGCCAGCAAGCCAAAGCCCTTGCCTCAAGCCAAGCTACTGGTTTGTCTTTAGATGCTGTATTAGCAGAGCTGGAGCGTCAGGAAGCTAGGTATTCAACTAAACTGGATAGAAACTTAGATTATCAAAAGCTTCAATCGTCTTTTAATATAGACGCTTATCGTTCTCAAGCAGAAAACAGGATAGAGAAAGCGAAAGCGTCTATAACTCCCATGCCTTCCATTATTGGGAGCGGTCTTATGTTAGTTGGTAATTCTTTGGATAGTTATACAAAATATACGTCAAGTCTAGAGAGTTAGGAGGGGCATTAATGTCAAGAAAGTATGACCCTCTTTATCAAAGTTACAGAGGTGCTCCTGTAACCCAGCCTGTAGCACAGCCTGTTGATACGTATGTTGAACATCATGTTGAACAGGACGATGTCTACGGTGAGTTGTATCAGATTGCTAATGCTCTAAAAACTATAAACCCTAGTATAGATAAGTTTTTAGAAAAACGTTACAAAGAGCTTAGTATAGAAGAATTCGAAAAGGGTATTAAGAATTATCAAGAGACTAAAAAGAAGTACGATGAGTTTGTTAAAGAGCAGAGAAAAAAGGGAATAGATGTAAGTGCTCTCAATCCTTACTATAAAGAAGGTTGGAAACAGGCAGAACTTGCTGATAAAGCCATGCAATATCAGGTAGACCTATTTAAAGCTTATAATGAAAGTACTCCTCCTGAAGATATTGCTAGCTGGACTAGCGAGTTTACTAAAAAATGGATACAAGAAAATGTAGCAGAAGACTATAGCCCACACCAGTTTAACCAAGTTTTTACCCCTTTGTACAAACAAGCTCAACAACAGTTGATACAGACACACATAAAGAAACGTTCTGAATATGAATCTGAAAAGAAACAAGAACTAGTGGAAAGTTTGACAAATAAGGTCCTTAATAATCCTAACTTAGTTACTAAAGAAGACTTCTTCGCTAACCTTCCACAGGTGTCTCAACAGCTTCAAGATATCCTGGATCACGGGATAAAAGAAATGGGATTGCTTCCTAGTGATGCTAATAAAGTAGTTCTTACTATGGTTATAAATAAAGCTTTACAGGAAAAAGATCCTGATTATCTGAAAATTCTTGATAATATAGAAACAGCTTTTGGTAATACACTATCATCATCTGCTAGCGTAGCAAGTGTGATAGAAAAGGTAAAAGAGAAGATTGAAGATGACAATTACGAAGAATGGATTAGACAAAATACTATATACGAACATTATATAAAACAAGAAGCCAAAGCTATTGAATCAGAAGCTATAACAGAATATCTACAAAATGGTGTCACTCCTCGTTTTAGAAGTCTCTTACTTCAATTAAGTAAAAATCCTGAAGCAAGTCCTTTTGGAGTTATAAGCTTAGTAGGAAAGAAAGCACTTGGACTAACTGAAGAAACAGGCGGTATTACTGTCTCAGATAAAACCATCGGCGAATTAGTAACAAAAACCATCTTAGGAGAGATAACAGTTACAGATGTGGCTAAAATGTTTGCTACAGGGGAGCTCCAAGGTGAAAACCAAAAAGACGTTCTTACAGCTGTGAGAACAGCACAGTCAGTATACGATAATTATCAAGACTTAGTTTATAACAGCGTAGTAGACGCTATTAATCAATCAGATCTTGTAGGACTAGCAGATTGGCAACCGGGTGAAGCTCTTCCTCGAGATTTGAACATCAAATACAACCAAGCAGTAGGAGAATTGTTAACACGTGTAAACAAAAGGCTTGCTGAGTATGAAACACTTCCAAAGAAGAACGAAATACGACAGATAATAAGAGAAGAGACTAATGCTTTTATAACAAGTCCTAGGTGGAAAAATTACTACTCTTCAGAATCAGGTGTCCCTGCCAAAACTGATCCTGTCATACCTATCAATGAAGCTGTAAAGTTTGATCCTCTTAATCTCCCCCCTGAACAGGTAGTATCAATAGGTAAAAAGGAAGCGGTATTTGGAGACGACAAGGACGCACTACACAATGATCTGGTCTTACTTCGTCAGAAAAAGGGGCGGATATATGAAGTGTTAAAACACTTAGGATACATTACAGATAAAGGTTTCACGCCCGAAGGGTGGAGATTCTTTAAATATCAAATGGAAACATTTTACGGTATAGACCTATCAGAGTGAGGAGGTGCTCTTTGTGGGAGAGGAATATATCCCCTTAGATTCCATAAATATAAAAGAGATTGATGACACTACCAAAGAGGAGAATACTCCTGAAGCAGATACATCCCCTACGGAAGAAGAGACAGAACAGGCTACAGAAGAAACTGTTAACAGAGACGAGGAAGCAATCCCTATTGAAGTAGCACTAGCTGATATTGAGGATAAGCTTCCTCCCTCAGCTTCTCAAGAAGAAAAAGAAGAGGGAGAGGAGTATATACCTTTCGACGCTGTAAAACCGAAAAATCTCTTTATACCTGAAGATAAGGAAACAGAGTCTATGAAACTATCGCCTTTTAGTTATATTGCGGACACCATCCGAGGCATCCTAGGAGGCGCTCGCGACGCTTTACAACATACAGGAGAGACTGTAGATAGTTTTTTAGATCTAGGGAAATTAAAAACAGATGAACCTATAGAAGTAACGCTACAAGGTGTAAAGATAACCCTAAATCAAGCAGAGTCTCCTTATGAAAAACCTTTACCAGATATAAAAACACAAACCAAGGTAGGAGAAATAGTACGTCCTTTTGCTGAGTTTGCCACAAATATGGTAATAGGTGGAAAACTCTTAAAGGGGGCAAAGATACTTCAGGGGACTGGTAAAGCCGTAGGCTTCGCCAGAGAAATGGTTAAAGGTGCGTATGCTGACTTAGTTTCCTTTGACGCCTATGATAAGAATCTTTCTGCTTTAATCGAAAGTGTCCCTGCTTTAAAGAATCCATTGACTTCGTGGTTAGCCACAGATAAAGACGACTCTATCTTAGAAAATCGAGTGAAGAATGTTATTGAAGGAGCTCTCGGGGGACTTGCTGTAGATGGTGTTATGGGTGTCTTGAAAAGTGTTCGTAAGGTTTACAAGGCAGTTAAAGCAGGTGATGATAAGGCAATAGCTGAAGCTGTAGAAGAAGTAGCTGAACAATCTGCAAAAGTCAGCGAAGAGCTTAAAGCTCCTGACATTAAGATCAAAATACCTGAAGATAAGTATAAAGGAGTGCAGGTTCTTTCTGAAAGACCAGATCCTAAAGTTGTAGAAGAGTCCATAATAAAAGCTATAAAAGACGATGACTTTTCCATTAACCATGCTTCAACTATCTTCAACCACGCTATGATTGAAGCTGATGGTGAAGTGGAGAAAGGTATGGAAGTCATTGAAAAACATTTGAGCGAATATATTGATAAAGAGATAGGGGATGTAGAGACCCTTGCAGAGTTACAGGAAAAATCTATAGCTTTTGTTAGCTCTTTGAGTGGACAAGATATAAACAAAGTCCGTGCTTTATTGGCTACTGAAGCAAACCAAGCAAAAGAAATTCAGAAGAAGCTAGTCGCTGGACGTGTATACGGCTTGTCTGTTATGGGTAGGATTGCGGACTTATGTAAAAAATATACTGATATGGGAGAGTTGTCTCTTCAAGAAAAAGGAGAGCTTGCCGTTCTAGTGGACGCTACCGCCGATATACTGGCTTCTCTTAAAATAATCCAGAAGGAAACCGCTAGAGCAGTAAGTGCAGGTCGCATCAAATATAAACAACTCTACGATGAAGGGTTCACGCCTATTCTAAAAGAGATCTTTCAAGAGGATAAAGGTGCGGAAAAAGCCATAGAAAAATTTGCTCATGCCATAAACATGGCTGAAGGTGATTACCACAAGATGGCAGAGGTAATAAATAGTGTTTCTTGGTGGGATAAAGCTGTCGGTATTGCTAATGAAGTTATGATTAACAGCATGCTTTCTAATCCTGTTACACAAAGCGCTAACATAATGGGCAATGCTTTCATGCATCTCAAGATGCCTGCTGAAAAAATATTGGGAGGAGCCGTAAAAGGCTTTATTAAAAACGACTGGGATCTTTATTATGAAGGTCTTAAATTCTTCCATAACTACGGACACACAGCTCTTGAATCGCTAAGATACGCTTGGATGGCTTTAAAATATGATACTACCTTTATGTCTCTAGGCAGTAAATTGGAGAGTTTTAAAGGTAAAGAAATAGGTTCTTATCTTAATCCTGAAGTCATAGGTTTAGATCCTAAATCTCCTTTAGGAATGTTCGCGAGAGGTCTTTTCTCAATAATAAAGGCACCGAGTCGTGCCTTAAAGTTTGCTGATGAATTTTTCTCTCAGCTTAATTACAGAGGTTTTCTATATGGACATCTCTGGAGAGAAGCAAAAGAAGCAGGCATACCTGATGAGCAAATAGCTGACTATATCAAGAAAGAATGGAATAAACACTTCAGAGCTCTTGATATAGACGGTAAACGTTTCGAAAATGCCGTCGGTGTTACTCCTAAAATCAGGAGAGAAGCACAGAGAGGTATCTTTGCACAGAGTTTAACACATGAAGAAGGTCTCTTTATCTCAGGAGCAAAGGCTGTACAAGATGTTGTTTCTAAACACCCTATCTTAAGACCCGTTTTACCCTTTATTAAAACACCTGCTAGGCTTGTTCAAGAAAGTATAGAGACAGCTCCTATATTCCAATTTCTTTCAAAAAGGCTGAGAGATCAGCTTAAAGCAGGTGGAGATGAACGCTATATCACTTTAGGTAAGATAGGTATAGCCTCAATGCTCGGTGTTGCTTCAATATATCTAGCACAGCTAGGAAAAACAACAGGTGAAGCCCCTCTAGACCCGCGTGAACGAGAGTTGTTTTATAATTCAGGACTGAAACCAAACTCTATCAGGTTTGACCACCCAGATGGGACAGTTACGTGGGTAAGCTACAACCGTATAGATCCTTTCAGTCTTGTTTTCTCTTTGGGACATCGTTACCTCGAATTAGCGGGTTATCTCGATGAGAAAGACTTAGATAGAGTTGCTGGAAAGATGATATCCACTTTTGGAGAGATCATATCTGAAGCAATCCTTAATAGGTCTTATATCCAAACAGTAGGCGACATTGTGCGGATAGCAATGGATAACCGTAAGACTCGTGGAGAAACCTCAAAATGGCTAGAGTCTCTTGGACGTATTGGAGAGAACTTTATACCATTTAATGCTCTTCTACGGGGTATTAGACGTGGTAAAGATCCTTACATACGTGAACGTGAAACATTGAAAGAACTTGATGACTGGCTTAAGAATCTTAAGAATCAGATCCCCGGGCTCAGCGAAGAGCTACCTAAGAAATATAACTGGATGACAGGAGAGCCTATTATGTATGACAAAGGGCAGGGTGATAAATCCAACTTCGGTTATTTGAATAACCTGCTTAATCCGTTTACTGTTACACATACTAAGTATATACCCGTTATTAAAGAGCTTATGTCCCTCGAGGTCTTGCCTGATGGGATGCCTCATAAAGTAGAAGGTGTAGACCTAACAGCAGAAGAATACAGCTACCTTTGTAAGTCTATGGGTAGAGATGGAAAATTCTTGAAAGATCTTGAGAAACTGGTCAACAGTAAAGCTTGGAAAGAGGCTCTACCAACAGAAGATGGGGATATTTCAAAGCGAGTTAAGCTATACAGAAATCTATTCAACGCTCACAAGAAACGTGCTATAGCTGAGCTAAAACAAGCTTTCCCAGAACTACGCGAACGTATCAAAGAACGGCGTAAGCAAATGCTTAGCGGTATAGCCGGTAATAAGGAAATGTATGAAGAAACGAAAGCAAAACAGGAAGAATTATTCCACCAAGCTAAACATGGTATCAGTTATGAAGACGCTATTGAAACAATAAACAAACTTAAATAAAAGAGGAGAGCGTTCTCCCCTTTTTTCTTCTATAAGGAGGTGATTTGTATTGGCTTATAGTTTTGTAAAGTATGTTGCTGATGGGACTACCAGTACTTTCAGCGTCCCTTTTTCTTATCTCTCTAAGTCATATGTCTATGTAGAAGTAGATAATGAAGCTCAGGAGTTTTCGTTTGTTTCTGAAGGTGTTATACGCTTACAAAACACACCTCCTGATGGCGCTGTTGTTCACATATATAGACTAACACCTATCGAACAGCCTGCTGTTGTTTTTAGTAATAATTCAAGACTGACTGCACAAACGCTTAATAACCTTTCTGAACAACTTCTACACGCTGTTCAAGAAGCTTATGATAAACAAATTAATATCGACTTCTACGAAAATGTATTGACTGCACTCGAGGACGAGATAAATGAAACCTTTCAAGCAAGAGATGAGGTTCTTAGTGCACAGGCAAACATTGAAGAAATAAAGAATATTGTGCTATCAGCTAAGAACGAAGCTGTCCAAGCTAGAGATGAAGCTCTACAAGCTCAATCTTTAGCAGAGTCAGCGAAACAAGAAGCAATCTCAGCAAAAGATCAGGCTTATACATATTTAAAACAAATGGACGATTGGGTCCATAAAGGAGAGTGGTCAATAAACAACGTCCCTTATGCAGTTAATAACATGGTTACATTTGAAGGATCTACTTATGTTTTGTATTCAGGAGACGGTTCTGTTGCCCCTCCTGATCCTAATTATTGGAAATTAGTGGCGAAAAAGGGCGATAGCATCGCTTATACAGAAGTTAATGGTGGAGAACCTGCGACAATATTTATAGATCATCTAGATGCAGGCGATCCATTCAACTCATAAAGGAGGCGTGAGTAAATATGTCTACAAGAATTTTTATGCGTGGTGGGACAGCTTCAGAATGGTCTACAGCTAATCCTGTTTTAGGTGCTCGTGAAATAGGTGTAGAGACTGATACTGGTAAATTGAAAATAGGAGACGGGACAACTGATTGGAATAGTCTCCCTTATCTACGTGTTGATTGGGGAGAAATAGCGGGTAGTATAACTAACCAAGCAGATCTACAAACTGCCTTAAGTGGTAAACAAGATACTCTAGGTTATACACCAGAAAATACTGCTAATAAAGGTGTTGCTAATGGTTATTGTGAACTTGATGCGAGTGGTTTAATTCCTGAAAACCGCTTACCAATCGTTGATGGAGGGACTCCTTAATTGAAAGGGGTATAGTCTAATGGCAGTCAAAATACGTATTAGACGTGGGACAAGCGCAGAATGGAGTAATGTTAATCCTGTATTAGATTTAGGAGAACTCGGGTTAGAAACAGATACTAATAAATTAAAAGCTGGTGATGGTGTTACTGCGTGGAATGCTCTCTCTTATATAGCGGGAGCTTCTACTGCTTCTGTTTCATGGGGAGAAATTACAGGGACTCTTTCTAATCAGACGGACTTACAGACGGTTTTAAATAATAAAATAAACACTTCAGAAAAAGGGGCTGTCAACGGAATAGCTGAGCTCGATGAAAATGGTGTTTTAAAATCATCACAACGCTGGGTAATAGAATGGACAGATATTAATAACAAACCTTCTACTTATCCACCCTCAGCCCATACCCACGACGATCTTTATTCACCTCTTTCCCATAATCACGATGGTGTATATTCTCCCACTAATCATAATCACGATACTGTTTACGCCCCTATCTCACATAATCATGATGGCTCTTATTTGAAAACAGTATCTGAAGACACCACTCCTATATTAGGCGGAAATCTGAACATAAACGGAAAGAAATTTGTAAAGTCTGTTAGCTATGATGTTGTAACCCTTGGGAGTTCTAACATAGACTGGTCTTTAGGACAGATTATGTCATATACACCTACAGCAAACATGACCTTTACTTTTACAAATCCACCTTCTTCAGGACACTTTACACTCTTTATAAATCAAGGATCTACAGGCTACACAATAGGCTTCCCAAGTACTGTTAAATGGCTGACGGATGATGGCTCTGCTCCTGATGTTTCTGGTGCAAATAAAACACATGTAATTACTTTTGTGTATCGTAACGATACAAATACATACATTGGTGCGTATATGGGGGCGTATTAATTATGGTGCAGATACTAAGACCTAGTGCAACAATAGCTAAAGACAGCGGTTTATCAGGCACACATTCTGATATAGCTGACCAAAGCGACAGTACGTGTGTATCCTCTACAGTAAATGACTTTGCATATAAAACAATACGTGTTCAACTTCAACAACCTTTTCTACCACCCGACCCGGGCACGTCTACTGTCTATTACAGGTATTCTTTTCGATCTTCAAGACTAGATTCTAGGATGAAGATAGTGCTATATCAATCAGGGGTGACACTAGCTACAGTAGAAAGATCCCATGGTAGCGAAACAAACAACCCTATATATCAAGCTTCTTTTAATGTTTCTATAACTGATTATTCATCTTTAGAAGCCTCAATTAGTGTGGTATATGGTGTTGATGCTTCTTTAGTGCCCCCGATTGAGGTTCTGTCTAAATGCTACGAGCTTTGGTTAGAAGTCCCTGATGGCTCTGCTTCTGCAAATAAAAAACATTTTCTATTATGGTGTCCTTTCTAAGGAGGTGAATAAATATGGGTTTTAAACTTTATAAAATAGATCTTAAAACAAAGCAGTTACAAGATGTTGTAGAAATAGACGCTCCAAATAATAATCCTGACGATTACAGTTTCTCTAAACATTTTATAAAAACACCTCCTCCTGAATACGATTCTTCTAAATACATCCCTGTTTGGGATACTGTAAATAACATATGGAATATAAAACCTCTTAGTTATTTTGAAGAGCATTCGATTTACGCTGTATGGGATGAAGAGAAAGAAGCTTGGGTAGTATCTTTAGATACTGCTAAAACTCTTAAAAAGCAGGAATTAGATTCTATGTGGGCGATGTTTATGGAGGGAGGTTTAGAGACTTCTTTAGGTATAAAAGTAAAAATAGGGCCTCTAGACATCTCCATGATAGAAAAAGGTGTTGAAATAGCAAAGGAGAAAGGTTATCTTCCGTTTTTCAGAGATTACTACGGACAGCTCCATCGTAATTTAACTTTAGAACAACTCTCCACCATAGCTACAGAAGCTATTGAATACCATGAACAGTTGTGGATTAAGAAAGTACTATTACAGGAGAAAGTAGATCTTGCAACTACTGTTGAAGAGGTGGAAAATATCTCATGGGAAACTGAGGTGTAAACAATGTATAATGACCCTCATAACTATAAAGAAATGCTTGCCCCCGTAGCTACAGCCGGCTTAGGGGGCTTTATTTTTACTATGAAACGGAAAGATAAACGAGGTATTGGTTGGATTATATTAGAAATCCTCTCTTCCATGTTTGTAGGTTTTGTTATGTATAACATCCTTTGTGATGTCTTTTGGTTAGGCTCGGGATGGAAAGGTGCCATTATAGCTTTATCTGGCGCCTTCTCTAATGAAGTCTTAAATGTAATTAGAAAAGGTTTCTTAGAAAAACTAGAACGTGTAACAGTATAAAGGAGGTCTAAATATGGCTAGAGCACATGAAGAAGCTCTCTCTGAACTTCATGCTCTTTTAACTAATAAGTTTAAAGAGCTTCTGTTATCTGGTGAATGTAACGGCGCTGTTCTAAATACTGTAAGACAGTTTTTGAAAGATAATGGAATTACTTGTGATTTAAGTGAAGACCCTGTAGGACAGGAATTAATAGCTTCTCTCCCCATATTTGAAGAGGATCTAGTAATAGATAAAGACGGAAAAATTAAGGAGGGTTAATAGTTGTCAACATTCACACCTATGCCTGAAGAATTGCTGGACTTCAGGAAGTTTCTATATTTAGTGTGGAAGCATCTTAATCTTCCTGACCCTACCAGAGTCCAATATGATATAGCGAAATACCTTCAGACTGGACCGAGACGAAAAGTGATAATGGCATTCCGAGGCGTAGGTAAAAGTTGGATCACTTCTGCTTATGTTGTTTGGAGGTTGAGAATTGATCCGCAACTGAACTTCTTAGTTGTCTCAGCCTCCAAAGACAGAGCAGATGCTTTCTCTAACTTTACTCAACGGCTTATCTATGAAATGCCTATACTACAATGTCTTATACCTAATAAAGACCAAAGACGTTCTATGGTAAGTTTTGATGTCGCTCCTGCTGAGCCTGATCACTCACCAAGTGTCAAGTCTGTGGGTATCTTTGGTCAGCTTACTGGGACACGTGCTGATGTAATAATAGCAGATGACGTAGAGGTCGCTAACAACTCTTTGACTCAAGTTATGAGAGACAGGCTTTCTGAAGCAGTTAAAGAGTTTGACGCTATATTGAAACCCGGAGGAGAAGTTACTTACCTAGGGACGCCTCAAACTGAAAGCTCTATCTACTCTCTACTGCAAGAACGTGGTTATGAAATAAGAGTTTGGACTGCCCGTTACCCTGACGGACGTAACTATAAGTGCCTATATGACAATTTGGCACCTATGTTGAAAAAGGATATGGAGGATCAAGGAGAAGTTATTTTAGGTAAACCTACTGATCCGGATAGGTTTAACCATATAGATCTTCTAGAACGTGAGGCTTCTTATGGACGCTCAGGTTTTGCTCTCCAGTTTATGCTTGATACTTCTATCTCTGATAACAATAGATATCCTCTGAAGTTGTCAGATCTCATTGTTATGTCAGTAGATAGGGATAAATTCCCAGAAAAAGTAGTATGGTCTGCTGATCCTCGATACATAATACAAGACATTCCCGCAGTAGGCTTGAAAGGAGACCACTATTATCGCCCTATGTGGGTTTCAGATAAATGGGTAGAGTATCAAGGTAGGATAATGGCTATAGACCCTTCAGGGCGAGGAGAAGATGAAACAGGTTATGCTGTTCTGTATATGTGTAATGGTTACATAGTATGTCCTGAATTCGGCGGTTTAAAGGGTGGTTATAGCGACGCGACACTACAAACACTATGTAATATCGCTAAAAGAAACAGAGTACAGAAAATAATAGTTGAAGATAACTTTGGCGATGGTATGTTTACACAGCTCCTGAAGCCCCATTTAAAGAAGATCCACCCGTGTGATGTAGAAGGTGTAAGGGCGAGTAACCAAATGAACAAAGAAAGACGTATTATAGACGTCCTCGAGCCTATATTGAACCAGCATCGTCTCATTATAGACCTAAGAGCTCTACAGAAAGATTATGATTCAGTTCAATCATACCCTTCTGAAAAAGCTATAAGGTATATGTTAGCCTACCAATTAACACGTATAACGAAGGAAAAGAACTCTATAGTTCATGACGACCGCCTCGATGCCTTGGCTATAGGTGTTAATTATTGGGTAGAGGCTGTAGCACAAGACGCTGATGAGAACGCTCGGAGACGTAAAGAGCAATTACTAGAAAAAGAGTTGAAAATTTGGACTAATAGAACTAAATCTGGAGTTTATGCTCTAGTCTTTGGTGATGAAGCTTTGATTAAAAAGCAGAAAACCAAACGTAAAGCGGGTGTTTCATTAAATAAAAGAGTTTATTCAAGACCTAAATAAAATAAAATAGGAGGTATGGGTAATGAATGCTTTTGATCCGGTTGAAACTTTGACAGTCATGAAAAGCGGAGGGGTAGAAACACTTACTATTGTGAGACAGCAAGATGGTGGGATTAAGTTTACAGATGCTAATGGTAATGTGCAGGTAGTAAGAGATATAGGTATTA